GCGGCTCGCGAACCGCTACTGGCACCCGGAGCTGGTCGAGCACGCCGGCCGCCAGGTCGTCGCCCGCTTCGATCCGCAGCGCCTGCACCACGGTGCGCACGTCTACTCACTCGACGGCCGCTACCTCTGCTTCGCCGAATGCGACCGCCCGGCCGCGTTCAACGACGCCAACGCCGGTCGCGAGCGCAACCGCGCACGGAACAACTACCTGCGCGCCTCGAAGGCGATCGCCGCTGCCGAGGTGCGCATGAGCACGCTCGACGCCGCGAAGACGCTCTCCGTGCCGACTTCTGGAGGCGCGGCCGATTCCTCGATCCCGGCGCCGCGCGTCGTGCACGCGATCTTCGCCGATCCGCTCGAGCGGCCGCGCGTCGAGGCACGGCCGATGGACGCCGAGACACGCGCCTACATGGAGCAGCTCGAGGCCGACGCCGCCGCGCCGGAGCAGGTGAACGTGCATGCGCTGCGTTCGGACACCGACAAGCACGCCTACTGGCAGCGGCTCGATCAACGCCGCGTAGAGGGGCAATCGCTAGCCGACCGCGACGCCGAGTTCTGGAAAGCCTGGCAGGAGAGCCCGTACTTCCGAATCCAACGCGAACTCGACGCAGAGTTCGAGGAGCGCATGGCCGCCAGGGGATGAAAAACAACGCCCCGGTTGCAGCCGGGGCGCGGTAAGCGACCTGTGAAAGCCACTTACGAGGAGCCCGAAGGATGACCAAAAACAACATTGCCGTCAACGCCCAGGCGAGCACGTTCGCGTCGCTGAAGAACGTCGCGCTCGCGATGCGCGTGATGGACCACCTGGTGAACCGCCAGCAGAACATGCCAGGCATCGGCGCGATGTACGGCCCGTCCGGCTACGGCAAGAGCACCGCGATGGCCGCAGTGGCGAACAAGCACCGCGCGGTCTACGTCGAGTGCCGCAGCTACTACACGAAGAAATCGCTCCTGCTCGCGATCCTGGACGAGCTGGCGCTGCGGCCCGGCCGCACGGTCTACGAGATGGTCAACCAGATCGGCGAGGAACTACTGCTCTCGCGGCGCCCCTTGATCATCGACGAGATGGATCACATCGTGGACCGAAACCTGGTGGAGCTGGTCCGCGACATCTACGAAGTCTCCGGCGCCGCGATCCTGATGGTGGGCGAGGAGACCTTCCCGGCGAAGCTCAAGCGCTGGGAGCGGTTTCACAACCGCGTGCTCGACTGGTGCCCGGCCGAGCCGACCGACCTGGACGACGCGCGCAAGCTCGCCAAGCTCTACTCGCACGACGTCGCGATCGAGGACGACCTGCTGACGGCAATCGTCAAGGCGACGCGCGGGGTGACGCGCCGCGTGGTGGTCAACATCGAGACCGTGCGCCAGGAGGCGAAGAAGGCCGGCGTCCGCGCGATCGACGCGAAAACCTGGGGAACGCGGCCTTTCTTTACTGGCGAGGCGCCGGCGCGGAGGTCCATATGAAACCGTTCGTCTTCAGGAACGGCGTCATCGTGTTCCGCCGCCGCATGCCGCCCGGCGCGTTGCCGATCACGCACCTACGCTCGCGGCGCCTGCGTCAGATCGTTGATGTGCTCGCGCGCCACGGGCGCCCGGAGTTCGGCCAGTCGCGCAAGCTCATGCTGCTGCCGGGTGTGCCGGAGGCGCGCACCGAGAGTGAGGCGCTCGACGCGGTGCTGCGCTTCAAGCGCGAAGTCGAGATTCGCCTGCAATCCCCGCGCCGGAGGGCCGTCTGATGGCGCGCCGCCCTGCCCGCCTCGAACGCGCCGGCGCGCTCACGCCGCGGGACCGGATCTGGGCCGCAATCCGCGCGTTCAGCCATCCGACCGCGAGCGGCGCGCTCTTTTCGCCGGCCGAGGTAATGGTCATGACCGCGCTGCACGCCGACACCGTGCGCACCTACATCCAGGGCCTCGCCGCCGCCGGCTACCTGCAGCGCCACGAAGCGCACCGCCCCTTCGATCAGCCGCGGCGCGAATTCGCGCAGTACCGCTTGGTGCGCGACGTGGGCGCCGACGGCCCACGTGTCACTGCCGACGGCAAGCCCGTCACCGCGGGCCAGGGGCGCGAGGGCATGTGGCAGTCGCTGCGCGTGCTGCGCGAGTTCAACGCCGACGAGCTGGCGCTCGCCGCCTCGAGCGCGAGCCACGTCGTCTCGACGGAAGAGGCGGTGAACTACCTCTACCACCTCAGGAAGGCCGGCTACGTCGCCGAGGCCGTGCCCGCGAGACCCGGGACCAAGGCGCGCTACCGCTTCGTGAGAAGCCGCAACACCGGGCCGCGCGCGCCGATCGTCGGGCGCGACAAGAGCGTTATGGACGCGAACACCGGGGAGGTCGCATGGCAGCGGGCCTGAATCACGCGAACGGTGATCGCGCACGGATCGCCTGGGCAGGCAAAGGGGAGATCCCGGGCTGGATCTGGGCGCTCGCCGAGGCCTGCGATCGCACCTCGCAAGGGCAGGTCGCGAAGCGTCTCGGCATCTCGGCCGCGGTCGTCAACCAGGTGCTCGGCAATGCCTACAAGGGGCGGTTCGACCGGGTCGAGGCGCGCGTGCGCGGCGAGCTGATGCAGGAGACCGTTACCTGCCCGGTGCTCGGCGATCTGTCCAAGCGCGAATGCCTCGACCACCAGAAGGCGAAGTTTTCCGCGACGAACCCCTTGCGCGTGCGGCTCTACCGCGCCTGCAAGGTCTGCCCGAACCGGGAGGAATCATGACCGCGACGGAATGGGTCGAATCGAGAGGGCTGCCGATCGTCTGCGCGTTTGCCTTGGGTGTGCTCGTGACGGACACCGTGCGCGACTGGCAGGCCGTCGAGCGCACCGAGGCGCTCGTCGTGCGCCGCGTCGAGGCGGCGTTCGGCGGCTGCATCCCGCGCGAGCAGCTCGGCGCCAAGGCGATCCTCGTCTGGCGAGAGGACGGGCGGCTGCATTGCACGCGCTTCGAGGATCTCGGCTACCGGCGGCCGACGCGCATCGCCGGCATCGTGCCCGTGCTGTCCTACCCGCTGCTGAAGGAAGCGAAAACCATTGAGGAGGCAAAGCCATGAACCGCGCTCAAAGCAGACTCGGAGCAACCGGAACGACGCCCAAGCGGCCGCTCGTCGGAGAGATCGAGCACGGCATCCCGGTCCCGGAGGCTACACGGGGGGGGGCGCAACGTGCCGCGCTGACCGCGGCACTGAAAAAGCTCAAGGCGGGCGACTCCTTCGTCACGACGGCCTCAGCCGGCCCGGTCCGCGCGATCGCAAAGGAGCTGAAACTCGCGATCACCATCCGCGCCCTGCCCGACAAGGCGCTCCGCGTCTGGCGCGTGAAGTGAGATGACGATGCTCCGCCCCACCGGCACCAGGCCGGAGAACGTGCGGCGCTTCGACATGCTGCCGATCGACAAGGGCGTGCCGATGCCGCGCGGCCAGATGACGCGCAACCTGGTCAAGAACACGCTCCTCGCGATGAGCGCGGGCGACTCCTTCGTCGTCAAGGAGACGAGCGTCGCCACCGTCTACGCGCGCGCCAAGGACCTCGGCATCAAGGTCCGCGTCGTCAAGTCGGCCGACGGCACCGAGGCGCGCGTCTGGAGGCTCGCGTGATGGGCCGCCCGGCGACGAAGGCCGATCTCGTCATGCTGCTCGAAGCGCACATCGGGCGCGATCGTGGCGTTACCGCCAAGGCGATCACCGAGGCGCTGCAGACCACCGAGCGCACCGTGCGCGAACTCGTCACCGAGCTGCGCCTGGAGGGCATCGCCGTCTGCGGCACTCCGACCGACGGCTACTTCATCGCCGCCACCGCCGAAGAACTGGAAGAGACGTGCGCGTTTCTGCGCTCGCGCGCGATGCACTCGCTCGTCCTCGAATCGAAATTGCGTCACGTCCCACTGCCCGATCTGATCGGACAGCTGCGCCTGAAGACGTGAAACACCGTAGGAGTCTGACCGTGGCAACGATGATTGAAATCGAAGCACTTACCAAGCGCTACGCCGACGCGACCGGCACGCTGGGCAGCACGCTCGGCGAGCTGGAGGAGCGCAAGAAAAAACTCCAGCGCGAATACCTGCCCCAGATCAAGCGCCAGGTGACCGCCGCGCGCAACGCGAAGGCCGTCTTGTCGGAGGCGATCGACGACAGCCCCGAGCTGTTCGTGAAGCCGCGCACCGTCACCTTTCACGGGGTGCGGGTCGGCTTCCAGAAGGCGAAGGGCCGCATCGAGTTCGACGATGCCGAGCAGGTCGTGAAGCTCATCCGCAAGCACTTCCCCGAGCAGTTCGATGTGCTCGTGAAGACGACCGAGCGCCCCGTGAAGGACGCGCTCGCGCAGCTCTCGGCCGCGGACCTGAAGAAGCTCGGCATCAACGTCGTCGCCGATTCCGACGAAGTCGTCATCAAGGACGCCTCGGGCGAGATCGAGAAGCTCGTCGAGGCGCTGCTCAAGGATGAGCCCGAGGAGGTCGCGGCGTGAGCGTCGTTTCTCAGGAAGCTCTGGTCGGCCCAAGCCGGGGGTGGGCGAAAACTCCGGCAGCGCGTCACGGCACCCGGCTCGCTCCGTCCTTGCCAGCCGGCGTACCTCCCCCAGCGATGGGGCCGGGGGCGCGCAGCCCTCTCCATGCTCGCGGGCTGACGGGATGAACCGCTGCGCCGTCTGCAATTGCGAGATCCCGGCCGGACGCCTCATGTGCCGGCCGCACTGGCGCGCCGTTCCGACGCCGCTCGCGTGGGCGTTGCGCACCGCGTGGACGGCGGTCAAGCACACGCGACAACTCCAGCGCGCGGGCCGCGCCTCGCGCGTCGATGTCCTCAACGCAATCGCCGAGTACGGCAGCGCTCGCCGCAAGGCCCTGGAGGCCGCGCAGCGTGGCGACTTCCGCCGGCTCGATGCGCTAGAGCTTGCCGCGATCAACGCTCGCGTGCGACTCGGCGAATACGCGATCGTCTACCCGGACGGGCGCCTGCACCCGTGGTTCGACCCGGACGCCGCGGCGTTCGAGCGGATCGGCTCGGACAACGAGGCGACGGCTTTCGCGATCGTGCGCGGAGCGGCGCCGGGCGGGCGAATGCTCATCGCCTGGTCGGTGCTGCCCTACTGCCCGCGATGCTATGGCCGCCGCAGCAAATGCCGCGCGTGCGGCGGGCTCGGGTATCACGCTGTGGACGTGCACGCCGATGTCGTGATGGACATCGTCGACGTGCTGACGACGTCCGACGGCATCGTCGTCGAGGACCGCGTCGAGGCGGAATGAACAAATACGCCCACCTCGCCCCGCGCAAGCCCGACGTGTCGTACCGGCGTTGCGTGACGAAGATCCGTTTTCCAACGCCGGAGCAAGCGGAACGCGCGGCCGCGCGGCTCGGCGTCAAGCGCGGCTCGGCGCTGTTTCCGTACCACTGCCCGCTGTGCCTCGGCTGGCACACCACGAGCCGCGCGGCTGGCGCATGACCCTTGCCCCCGACCACCGCCGCGCCGAACTCGCGAAGATCCACATCGCGAAGGTCCAGCTCGGCATGGACGACGGCGCCTATCGCGACATGCTCTGGACGCTCGGACGCGTGCGCTCGAGCGCGGATCTCGACTACGCCGGCCGCCAGCGCGTGCTGGAGCACATGAAGAAATGCGGCTTCCAGCCGAAACCGCCGAAAACCGAGCGCCCGAAAGATCCGGCCTGGGGGTGGGTCAACAACGCCGCCCAGGACCGCCAGCCGACGCTGCGCAAGATTGCCGTGATGCTGAAGGACCGGGACTGCGAGAAGACCTACGCCGACGGGATCGCGAAGCGCATGTTTGGCATCGACCTGGTGGAATTCTGCGCGCCGGACCAGCTGCGCCGGATCGTCGCGGCGCTCGAGTACGACGCGCGGCGGCGCCAGGCCCGCTGATGCAGTGCGCGCGCGTTCGGATGCTGGACGGCACCGTCGCTATCGTCAGCG